CATTTTCTATTTGGTATATGCCCGAGAAGGAGGCCGAATGGAAGTCGTTTTGCTCTGCTGTTTTTAGTGGTAGGGTGGCACCATCAATTGAAGTCTTTTTGTCATCGCTGCCCAACTATGGAACAATGCCTAAAACACTAACGTTAAAAAAGATGAAAGAAAAAGGTTTCTATAAAATTTATGGACACAACGAGGCATTAGATGAAATTCCCGAAATCAATTAAAGTCTACGGCGACATTAAATACCGGGGGCCATGCTCGCCAGAGTCGGCCGAACAGATCACGCTATTCAATCAGCTATCACCAAAGCTGCGCGCTATAGCCCTGCACCCACGCAATGAGGGAAAGCGCACGCCGGGCCAGGTTATGCGACATAAAGCGGAGGGGATGACCACCGGCGCTGCTGACATAATCATAATCGGCTCACCGCCGTTTGTTTGCGAGCTAAAAAGAATGGATCACACTAAATCCAAAATATCACCGGAGCAGATCGCCTTTTTAAATAACTGCCAGGACGCGGGCGCGTTTGTCTGCATTGCTCTGGGCTGGAAAGGGGTAGTGGATGCAATCGCCGACTGGCAAAAGACCTAGGCATTATGCCGACGATGTAATCTATGGCCGGTCAACCCTGGACCAGGTGCCACTAGACTGGCGTGAGCTCATCCTAAAGCATGTTCAAATAGCATGTATACAACTAGGCTCCCAGGTTGCCAGAGGCCGCGACAGGTCCGCTAGGGCTGCTATGCTTGAACGCGTACCACCAGTGATACTCCCAGATGTCGAACGACTCGCCAAAGAATACTATAGTAATAAAAACTCCGTTTAATATAGCCAATTGGTATACGAGAGTGCTTGCGCTTATACGCTAGCACTAGTATTGTTTGCAGATCGAAAACAAACAACGGAGCAACAACATGAAATCACTTATCGAAAGCATCGGCTGCATACTTCTAGGCATCGCTCTTATGAGCCCGATATACGCTTACGCGATGGGCTGGATATGAAAACCATACTCGGCGGCGCATTGATAGCCGGGCTGCTATTCGGCCCGTTCATACTATACTTTTTGGAGTTAATTTAATGGCAACACTTATCAAAAATCGCGGCTATCGTATTCAAGATGCCATTCACCAGATGGCCATTGACGAAAGCCTAGCAACTGGCCTTAGCCTAAATAAAACAGTCGAGGCATTAATTCAAGAAGCGTACATCGCACGCCGACTCGCTAAAATGGGAATGACAAAATGAGCACACCAGAGATAGATTTGCGCAACATGCTAGACGCCGAAGATGCCCAAGAAAGATTAGATGATGCGTATACTCACTGGGTTGAATATGATGTCATCCCAGATCTTGCTAAATACTTGTCATTATTTGAATATGATAAATTCGACTCGGCTGTGACACACTTTCGAATATATAACGCGGCACCAATCGCCGAATGGATATTTGAAATAATCACAAATAATTATGACGTTTATTATGCTTTTCTAATGCGTGAGCGTGACGATATTGATTTTAATGATATTGTCGAAACTTATATTAACTGTTTCGTTTGCGAGCAAGACTTTATAGATTACAACAAAGAGGTTACGCTCAATGACTACTAACACGACAGCGCAAGAAATCGCAGAGTATCGCGAAACGATTAAAGCGTTGTTAGATACCATTGAATTCATGGAAGGCGGGCACATACCGCCAGAGCTTTTAAACATGGTTACGAAAAGCGCGCATTGGTCATTAGACAAATACTCTAAAAACCAGCCATTAACCGAAATCCAAGGGGAACTATTATGACAATCTTGCAAGTTATGATCACGCTGTCGGTAATGATGTTTTGTGTTCAAGTTTCTTTTTGCATATATGTTGAGCAAATGAAATGGTACTGGGCACTCTATAGCGCGCTGGTCATTTATACGACTGTGGTCGTTTTGCTGGCAGTGTTGGCGAATATTGAAACAATATTTCCTCAAGTCCTTTTAAAGGTTTAGACAGATGATAAAATTCAAACGATTGACAGAATCAGCAGTCACACCAATGCGGCAAACCGAAGGTGCCGCCGGGTTCGATATTTATTCTGACCATGATCTTGCAAGGGTCCATTTCGGCCAGGTAGTGGTAATTAGCACCGGCATTGCTGTTGCTATACCCGAAGGGTTTGTTGGCCTTATAAAGCCTCGTAGCGGCCTTGCTGTTCGTCGAGGCGTTGATACGATGGCCGGCGTTATCGATAGCGACTATCGGGGTGAAATTAAAGTTGTGCTAACGGTCCATAGCACTGACATAGTTCCATTCAGGGTCGAGCCAGGTGAACGCATTGCGCAGTTGGTGGTGGTGCCGGTTATGCTTGAATCATTGGAAGTTGCAGACCTAGACGACACTGATCGCGGTGCCGGCGGTTTCGGATCAACAGGAGTTTTGTAATGGCTAGAGCAATTCCACAGAAAGCGCCGTGCTACTCGTGCGGCAAGATCGTCGCAGCACCTTTGTACTTGAATCACAAAAGCGGGAAGCGGCATCTAAGCTGCAAACCGTGCGAGGATAAGTACCGCCAGGTTACTGCGCGCAGCGAGCTCGGTCGGCCTGATCATTCTAAACTCAATTCACTATGGAAAGTAACACCATGAGCCTAAAAACAATAACACCCGAGTCGCTGCGGTCAGACGCTGAGAAGATGATTGCCAGGGCGGAGGCATTGGAGCAAGGGATTAAACTATTTGACGGGAAAGTGTGCGAGTTTTGCGGCGGCTCAAAGCGGTTTGTAGCAAGCGCCAGGTGCGTCAATACGCGCACTCATATACGGGAAAAAAATTTAGTGGAGGGCCTTAGAACCGAGCGCACCGTACAGCTTAGCGCCCGGCCCTGGCGTTAGTTATTTGCCCCGGTTGCTAGGACGAGCACCGAACCACCACGAGACACTGGTTGCAGTCAGGGAAATTATATTTAACACAATGTCGCGGTAAAGCTGCAGCGCTTCGCCATCGCCAAGCGCCTCTATACCGCCGACGATAGACTCAAGTCCGGTCAGTATCATATAGGTCTGGTACAACAGTACCGCCGTTATGATGGGTCTGACTGCGCTTTTAATAGCACTGCCAACACTGCCGACAGTCTTCTGCGACTCCTCGAAAGCTCTCGCTTCAGACGCCATCTCAGCGGCGTTAGCATTGGCACCAACCATTGCTATCTTAAACTCGCGCTCGCTTGCCCGTTCCTTCGCTTCCTCTTTGCGATTCAACCAGCTAAACACACCACCGATAAGTGAACCGGCTGCACTAGATGCTAGGATTGAACTCAGTTCTGCAATCATTTTTCCACCACCTTGCGCCCATCGTTATAGAATTTCAGCGCAGCGGCCAGTAACGCAGACGGCACACCCAACAGCGCAGCATATATAAGCGGGTCCGGGTCCGGGTTATACGCGTAGATCTTGGCCCAGGCATATGAGTCTAACGTCATCCAAATTGCAATAAAAAGGACACCACGCCGAACAATCATGCCCTTTTCTAGGAACAACCAGAACGGCTCTAATGCTGTATTGAATCGGTCGCTCATAGCTTGGCCAGCTCCTTCGACAATAGATTCAGGAAATACACGGGGTTATTGTTGTAATACACGTAACGCCGCTTTGGCTCATCTGGGCACATCCACAACAGGCGTTCATCGCGTGTGTCGATATGGATTAGCGTCTGTTTCTCACCGCTTAAATGGGTGTCGAAATACATGCCAAAGCCGCCGACAGCTTCGACTGATTGGACTAATGCCCAAACTCTAGCAGATGCCGAATTATCCAGGATAAATAAGTCAGTGGCTTGTGATTTGAGACCACCATCAGCGCCCACGCAATGGAGGCTTGAACCGCCCGTAAAGCGAACGTGAGCTTCTGGGTCAGGGCTTGGCACCATTGCAGTATTGCAGATCTCACGGATCTTCTGGGCCATCTCGATGACTTCTGTTGCCATAAAGCCGATAGCTTTTGCTGGCCACTCGTCTCGCTTTAAACTCATACTAACTCCCGATAAAAAACGTTATTCCAGATCCAATCACTAAACACGAAACAGCAACCACGGCTTTCGATATAAGGCTGTTTTTCTCAACAGCGATGAGAAGCGGCTTTAATTCATACTCACGAACAGATCGGATCTCTTTGTTGATGGCGATGATGTTCTTTTTGGTCTCTTCTTTGAATTCATTTTGACGGTCTTGGCGCTCTTCGGCCCTCGTCTGGAATTGCATAAACGTAGCCATCTGTTCAGCCAGTTTAATAAGTGCCAGCTCTATCCGATCATTAGATTTGATCTGGCTTTGTATGTGAGATTCTAGCCTTTCTGATAATAAGGTATGATCGGTCATAAGCAGAAGCCATGTTAGATTAATTAATTCTTGCTATTATACAGGTCATACAAGACTTTTACTTTCTCTTTCAAGGTCTCAATGTCCGCGTAGCTTTTAGCCAGCCAAAATATTAGGCCAACAAAACCGACGATGATTGGCCAGAGCGCCGGTATAAGCTCCAATAGATTCATTCGTCGTCTTCAATAGACGGCACCGAGTGCGGCCTGCCACCCTCTAAAACGACGCTCAGCACCTTTTCAATGACAATCCAGTGCCTTGCATTGGTTGCGCGTAGGTTCTTGCCTACCACGCTGCTTGCCGTCTCATCTTCATTGCCGAATCGGTGTATAAGATCCGGGGCCAGGTTCAATAACGGGCTGAACACAACTTGCCAATATTGATCCAGGCTCGTCATAATATTATTTGCCCACTGAGTCACCCACGTTTTGACGTTGAACGCGTAGCGCACGAACATCAACAGCAGGCAAGCGAGATGGAAATACAGAATCATCGGCTCGATTAGCCAAAGCCCATAAAGGGCTAGGCCAGCAAGTCCAAAGAATACGGCAGGGTACAGGCCCCGCCATAATGATTTAAGCATTTAGATACCTCCTAGCTCTCTGTCCTTGTCATGCTTTGCCTTGGCGGCTATGACAGCCTTTGTGTGAACCGCTGCGCAGATAGCCTGAACCTCTGCACTTTCATTACTGTAGTCGTCACCTGCACTCACAACGTGACGGTGAAAACTGCGTGATAACTCTGCGCCGTCCTCATCGATTACTGTTGCCGTGCGGATCTGTATTGCTTTGTAGATGCCAACAATTTCGATTTTATCTTCTAGTACTGTTTTATTTAAAGCCATGTCATTATTTCCTGTCTGTGCCCACCGTCCGATGGGCGTATGGGTTATTCGTTGGTGATATATGTTAAGTTAAAATAAACCACATTGCCTGTTGTTATGCTCTGACTGGTTGGGCCAACGTAAAAAGCAAACGAGTTGGCGTCTCCAGATTGCAAAATGCTCATTACAGTATTTGTAAAATTATTGTAGCCGGAGGTGCCTAGCGATCTTCCGCCAGTGCTGCCAGTAAAAGCAAAGGGTAGGCCACTAAAGCTGCTTACTGTTGCTGACGTGCTAAAATACCCCATGCAGTAAACCTGCCTACCAATCTTAGTGTAGTAGCAAGTAACAGGCGAAATTCCGGTCCCTGTAGGAGTCCAAGTCCCCTCTTCGTAATCGTCAAGCTTGTTGCTTGAACTCGTTCCAGAGCCACCCGCATCGCCGAATACTACGCCACCGGCAAGATGAATATCTTTGAATTTATTGCTTGTATCGCCTAGGCTAATGACCCCCGTCCTTTGCGCTGCCTCAACCCCTCTGGGAATTATCTGGTCACTAGAATCAACAAATAATAACGTTACATCACCTTTTCCAATGTAGGGAAATGAGGCGAGCATACCAATGGAGCCAGCGGTTGTGCCATCTTTTTGAATGCTCAGAGCTGACCCATCTGAACCGACTCGGTTTATAGTAGCACTGCCATCCGCCAAAGCCAAGACAGCCGCAGCCACACCATAAACATAACGGTCTGTATAAGTGCCCACACCACCGGAAGCAGCGACACGGAAGGTCGTACCCTGCGCGATATAAAACTGAATGGTACCGGCAGCGTCGGCAAAGTAGGGCGCAGTTAATAAAGTAGCGCCTGCTCGATCCAAATAGATCGGAGCTGCCACGCCAGTATTTTCATTAATGACCGTATACTCGGCGCCTGGGATTATATCGCCCGCGTCTGTCACGGCGACTCGTTGGTAAATTGGTAAACTCATATGATTGCGCCTCTGATGTCGCCGGTTATTAAGTAGGTTACTGTATTTCCGTTCGTGTTTATTGCTGCGCCTGCCGCGCCTGCGGCTGCGCCGTTTTCGGCATTATTTTCTGCATCGGAACTATCACCACCGAGTGAGTTGCTCAGGGTCCAGCGAGCATAACCATCGCCGCCAACTTGGCCAGAATCCCCAAGGTCTCCGCCGTGCCCGATTCCTGACGTGGTATCTGGGCTTTTTGCGAAGGCTTCCATGATTGAAGTGGCAGCCGGGTAGTCTAGCGCCTTGTAACTGTTCTGAAAAGCTGTCGATTTGTCAGTACCGCCAGATAAAGTGCCGCCATCTTTTGCAGCACCTGGCAATGTAATGGGCCCTAGGAACAGGCTTGGCTCGTCGTATCTCTCAATCGTAGTTTGAAAGTTCTGATCTTGACGCGTTCGGTATGCATAGGCTTCTTGCGTGCCGGCCTGCCCACCAGTTCCAACTGGGTACCCTGCGCCGCCGCCTCCACCATTGCCGCCAATTGCTGCCAATGCTGTTTGGTAGCCTTTGTATTCCGGGGCGAACGTAAGCGCCGCCGCTGCCGCACCTGCTCCACCTGCGCCGCCGCCACCGCCGCCAATGATTCCATAGTTGGTTATATTGATTGGGTGCAATATTTCCAGCGCCGTGCCGCCTGCTGTGCCGCCTGTTGGTGATGTCGTGGTGTTTGCTCTAATATAAAAGTCTGTTATATAAAACGGCGGCCCTGGAATCTGGATTGTTCTTTGCTCTACTGTTGCATAAGCCGAACCACCGCTACCACCATTGCCGCCTTGGCCCAACACTTTCGCGCCCGGTTGAACGTACAGGTTTATAGTCGCGCCCGCTGGCCACCCGCTGCCAGTTGTCATTGAGCCAAGCAAGAAATTCTCAGATACAAATACATTAACAACAGTCGCTGCTACCGGGGCCTGACCAAGATCAACCACTGTTCTGCTGTATATGTTGTAACCCTGGTAATTGTTTTCAGGGAACAGATTAACAATGTCTATGTCTCGTGGTGGTAACTGGTTTGAGAACGTAACCTCTTCAGCGTTGACCGTTATTGTCGACTCGCCAGGATTAATTGATGTAACCTGAATTGGCATTGATTTTTGAGCGCCGGTAAAATCCTGAATATATAAATTCTTTAGATTGTAAGAACCAGAAAGCTCAGGCATCAAGCCGATGGAGTCGCGCAGGATTTTAAAGCCAACTTTCCGAGGTGGCGTTGAATATCTCTGCGTTATAAGCTGCGCCAAGATGGTAGCAGTGTCACGAGAATCGCCCAGAATCCAACGGCTGAATATGCTTCTATAAAGCGGAGTGCCGCTAAAGAATGCCTCTGATGCCAGGTCGACATACAGAACGCTTGAAGCGTAATTTCGCTCATCCGTTAAATTCAACAGCGGGTTTATTTGGCCATAGTTTACAATGACACGGCTCACCCTTTTAGCGAGCTGGTCGGCAATGTTGAAAGAACCCTGCATATAATTGGATTCGTTAAACTCAAAAGCCGACGAATCTGGGTTCTTTAAAACTGACCACCGGATAAGCGATGCCAAGCTGTCCCACCACATGTTTGAGCTGGTCTGCTCTAGCATCTCGTTAATCAAATCATTAACAGGCGTTGGCTCTGCGATTAGCGTGCTGTACACCCGGTTAATATACAAATCAGACTCGACCGCCCAATCTGCCAAAGGGACGTAATCAGAAGAAACCTCTGTGTACGATGTTAAAAGATCATTCAAAATCGTCGGTGCGCTGTCGCTTGAATACACTAGACAAAGCTGCACGCGGTCTTGTGTTTCGTGCGCGACTTCTTCGGTATTATTTTGCGCCCTAGCTGAAATCGTAATTGAATCACCAACACGGTCTGAAAAGCTGACAATCTCTTTGCCGCCGATGTTTAGTTTTCCAGATGTTGGGTATTCCAAATCGCCAACGCCTGTAGGTGACAGTACAATAGTCATCCCACCAATTGCCAGCGGGTTGGTTAGATAACCCTCGCTGGCTTTAGGCGCTAATGCTCGATCACCCTGGGTCAACTTTAAAGCATCTTTCGCAGTAATGCTGTAGGTTCCAGAGCTGTTAGGGCCTGCCGTCTCTTCGACGATAAGGTGACGGCGTTCCATTGTTTCAAATTCTTGGTTATCTGTTCCTTGGACCCAATAGATAGACTGCCCACGCAAAAACGGGTGTCGAGCTTTCAGCTTTCCAAAGTAGGTGCCCAGTGTATACGGGTCGTAATCTCGGTCGCTCAGGTACGGGTCGCCGGTAGCGTCGCTGTCTGGGCTTCTGTGGTCTTTAAATGAAACAGACATAGAGGCACGCACGCCAATAGAGCGGCCCAGTTCAAGCACCGGAGGCGTGTAGCTAATGGATTCTATGTTTTCAATGTACGGCGTCGAATTAATATCGTCAGGTTTTATGCTCGACGGTTTCGCCAGCCGAACAGACTCGTTCACTTCTAATATATTATTCAAATCCTGACAAGTCGCCCGGCTGTTAAAACATTTTTGATCGCCAGTAACGCCGACTGCCGCCGTGCAAGGTGCGGAGCCATAGACTCGCGTACACTTCTTAACTTCCAGCTCGATAAAACTAATTCGATTACTCAAGCGATGCCCCTAAAATTCCAATCTACCTGCATCATACCATTTGAGCGTTGATTAGTCGGCCTCGGATTTCCCTCAACCCAACAGTATCCAACTTCTGCCGGGTAGCCTGTGGGGCGCCATGCCCAAAAGCAAGGTGGTCGCGGGCTTTGTGCAAAGAACGGGTCGAGGTTTTGGCGATACCAGAACGGCGTAAGGTTTTGCAATGAAACGCCGGTGGTCAAAGACTTGTTCAACACTACTTCGCCAAGATACTCGCCTGACTGGCTTATGCCGTTGATAGCGGTGCGCTCACGGCCCATTGTTATCGGAGTATGGCCTACGTATATGTTTCGCTCTAGGCGCAGCGACAGGCCCGCGTAGATGACGGCAATTGTCGGCGCAGTAGTCGCGCCCGTAATTGATAGCGTAATGGTAGCGGGTGTAGCTTGTGAGAACAAAAACAACAGTGCCTGTTCCTGACCAATAGCGCCCGACTGGTAAACCAGCGTGCCGTCAAAACTTACAGCTACTTCAAGGCCCGGTTGATTCAGGTTATGCCGCGCAATGCCGATGTAATCGACAGGCCGCCGGCTTCCGTTTGTTATCGTGATTGTCTGCGTTGCTGTACTCGTTGCAGCCCATACGAACGCTGTTGCAGGGTTGGTGGCGTTAGTGATTGGCGAACCAGCCGCTGCCGATGTTGCCGATATGGAGCCTGAGGTCACGACATTATCAAAACAGATTCGACCGGCGTTGTCGTTAATCTCATTTAGCGTTAATACTAAATTCGTGCTTATGCGTGTCATACTAGTATCACCTGTTTTCCGTCGCTGCCGGCTTCATTGATTTTGTCTATTAAGTTTCGGACCTGATCACCGGAGAACATCGAGCCAGGGTCAATGCCGTTAATGTACAGGCTTTGTGATTGCGCCTGTGGTGCGCTTGACGATGTTTCTGCGGCGGCTGTGTCTGCCACTGGCGCTGTAGTGCTAACGCCTGACGCTGGGTTGCCTGAACTGCCGCCACTTGGCGACGCTGCTGCAAGTTTGTTAATCATCATAGCAGTGGATATTCCCGATGCTGCCGCAAACGCTGCACCGAGTGGCGGCCCGCCTATACCCGCGCCGACTTTGTAAGAGCCAATCGCTGCGCTAATCCCGTCTATTGTTGCCTGTGCAATGGCGGCGGCCTGCCCAATCTTAAACGCCTTCTTGTCTTCTGACTGCATCAAAGAAGATAGATCGCCCAAGGCTTTGCTTGCAGCGTTCCAATTTTCTTGGTTGGCTTGGCTTTCAATAGCTTTTGATTTTGCCGCCCACTCTTGCTGCCGCTCTAAATCAGTCTTTGAAAAGTCTTCACCAGAAGTTAAGCGGCCATCGACGTATTCTTTATTTAGCCGCGCCATCTCGGTCAGGTGTTCTTTCTCTTTGTCTTCCAAGGTCTTAAATTGCAGATCGACTATATCAACAGTTTCAGTTTGGCTATCTAAAAGCTTTTGCTTTTCTTCATCTCTTCGCTTTGCCAGGTAGTCTTCGTCTGATAACGCTGGCGTTGCCGGACCGGAAGTGCCATCTGCGCCCGGCTTTTCTAGCTGTCTTGCTTCATTCTGCTGGTTCAATACTAGGAGCTGCTCATTAAGAGCGTCAAGCCTATCTTGTTGAAATTGCATATCTTCTGTGTATGCGCTTTCGTCAGTGCCTTTTGTTGGCCATGTTGCGTCCTTGTATGCCGGGTCGTTCTCTAGGTCCTTCAGCTCTTTATCTAACGCTATTAATCTCGTCATCTCTTCGCTAACAGCTTGGATCTGCGTTTCTATTTGAGAAATGCTGTTGATGTCTTTTGCATCAAGAAAGCTATTGAAGAAATCGATAAAATGATTTGTTAATGTTGGGATTAATTCTATTGTAGTTTCTAGAAAATCAGTTATAGGCTCGGCAAACGTGCTAATTATTTGTGTGCCAGCATTGCCGGCGGTAACACCCAAAAGGTCGAAGGCTTCTTTCATGTCGCCCATCGAGTCGGCTTGGTTAGCTGTTAGTCCGAGCTGCTCATTAACGTCTGAATACTTTTGAGAAAGCCTGTCAAGCTCTGCGCTTTGGTCAGCGTATAATGGTAAAAGCTTTGTGGCATCGCTGGCGATGGCTTCCATGTAGAAAACCATATCGGATTGCGACAGGTTCGCGCTATTCAGTGAATCGACGTACAGTTTTAGAGCCTGGTCGCCGCTTAAGTCTTTGAAGTTGTCGGCAGTAACGCCAACCATCGGGCCAATCTTTTCAAAGAAATCAACCATCGGGCCTGCGCCGGTCTGGACGAAATCACCGATCTTGTCGTTAACGTCTTTCAGAATATCAGCAAGCGTATCTTGTTCAACACCTACGCTCTTTGCAGCGAATGCCATGTTTTTGAAATTGGTGATTGAAGTGTTGGCGACTGCCGCTTGGTTCTTTAACTCGTTGACGTTATCGCCGACAAGCTTTGAGAATGCCAAGAACGCCACGCCAGCGGCTGTTGCAGCGGTGCCAAGCTTTGCCAACCCAACACTGCCAGACTTTGCAGCGGTGCCAACTTTGTCCAAGCTGGTGGTGGCTTCCTTAGTGCCTTTTTTTAATGGCCCAACATCAGCACCAAATTTAAAAATTATGTCTTCATTGCTGGCCATTAAAAACCGTCCTCTAGTAATCTAAGTAGTCGTGCTTTTTGAGGCTCTTTAAATGCGTCAGGGTTTTTCGCTTTCATCCACCACCAAAACTCACAAGGCCGCATTGTCCAAAAATCAGACGGGCTCATGCCCATCTGAATGGCGGCTATAAAAGCAATCTCTACTGTTCCGCGCTTTTCTTTTTTCGAGCTTTGGCTTTTGGCTTTGGGTCTTCTGATACCTGCGGCGCGTAATCTTCAGGCGGTCGGAGTGCTGTTAAAATTTTGCCAATGTCGCTGTATGCCTGTTTAACAAAATCCACATCAGATCTAAGCTTAATTGCAACATCCATATCAAAAACATTAATACCGGCAAAGCGCAGAATCTTATTATAAACAATGGCCACTTTATTTCGGCCCATGTTAAAAGTTTCTGGCTCTTCCTCACGCACTCGGTTCGGGTCGCTTGGGCTGCTCTCTAAAATAGAAAGCAGCTCAATGATCCGACGAGAATCTACACGGCCTTTTTTGCCTTCAAATTCTACGTCCAATCCGTCAAACATTAAACGCCCGCCGTATAGGTCCATTCGCCTGACGACTGCAAAGCACCGTCAAAACTAATTGTGCCGTTTGAATCACCGCCGGTTTCGCTAACGCTGTTCAAAAAGAAACTGCCGCTAATGGTATCACCGGCAGCTTGTGAACCGACTGGTGGAAACTCAACAGTGATGTCGGTATACAATTGCGAACCATCAGTGTTTATCAGCGTGCGGATAGTGGTGTCTTTAGTAACGCCGCTGAAACTAATGTCCAGGGTTTTACTGCCAACGTCATCAAGCAAGGTCCGATAGCCATTATCTTCGTCCGAAGTAATGTCGATAGCTTCTTTTGCAATGCTAACGCCCTTGGAAGTAATGCCCAACCAGCGGATAGCGTTTTTCTTTATGATTAGGTCACGTGATGCTGCTGCGGCCATGTTAAATCTCCTCGATTATTAAAGTAAATGTTTGAACACCATGGCGGGTCAAACCGTCAGAGTCTAAAAACGACTCAGATGCTGTTTGCATTATAGTTACAAATTTAAAGCCTGGCTGACTCAGTGCCGCCCGCTGTAAACTGTTGTAAATATAACCCTGCATTTCTTTAGTTTCTGCCCGGCCTCGGTATCGGCTCCAGGTATGAATAGTAATAGAAACCATATTCATATTTTCAGTGTCGGTATCAAGCGCCGCGTGGCTATCTTCACCAATAACGATTTGTGGAAAGTCCGTATTCTCAACCGTAACGGGTTGCGGGACAGCATCATATACCGGTATCGCGTTGCTTATTATATCAGCATTCGCAATTAGTTTTTCATATATCGCTTTCTGTACTGCCGTCTCAAAACTAGCCACGCTTTGCTATCCTTTTTTTGGCCCGCTTAACAGCACCGGCAAGCTTTTTGGTGAATATCTCATCTGTTAGCTTTGGCATATCAGCCTTCATTTTCAGCAATACCGGCTCAACAAATGGCCGCGCCCGTTGTGGGTTCTTGCCACCTG